GGATTCCATGCAGAATCACCGCCCGCACGGGCGGGGTGGCAAACCATCCGTACTGGTCCAACCCCACCGTGCACGACTTCGCGGGCATGGTGGCACCGGACAAGATTCCCATCGACTACGGCCACGACGATGCCGAGGTGATCGGCTATGCCGATTCGATCGACACGAGTACGGGGAATCTGATCCTGTCGGGCGTGCTGCTCTCGATGGCTCCCGGCGATCGCGCGGCCGAGGTGTATGCCAAGGCCAAGGAGGGCGTGCCCTATCAGGCCTCGATCGTGATGGGCATGGAACCGCTCAGCGTCGAGGAAGTGGGCGCCGGGATGTCCGCACTCGTCAACGGCCAGACGGTGGATGGGCCGGTCACCATCTTCCGCGCGTTCCAGCTGCGCGGCGTGTCGATCCTGCCGCACGGTGCCGACTCGGACACCAACATCGAGTTCGGTTCCAAGCTCGGGAACGCGTCGGCGACGGTTTACCGTCACGAGGCCGCGGTCCCGGATAAACCGAAGACGGGAGCCGACTACCTGGCCGCGTTCGGCGATCAGGGTGGGGTCTGGTTCGCCATGGGAAAACCATGGGAAGACGCCCAGGCACTGTACGCCAAAGCCAACGCTGACCGGACGGCGAAGTTCGAAGCGGAAGTCGCCCGGCTGAACGGTGTGGTCGCCGCCCTCAAAGGTGGCACGCCAGTCTCCGGTGCACCGGCTCCCACCCCGGAGCCAACGCCCGCCCCGGCACCCGAAAAGAAGGCCAAGTATGAGTTTGGCCTGCCGACGGGAGTCGCCCGGCTCGCGGCTGCCAACGCGGCCCGCCGAGAGGGGAAGTAACCGCACCCATCCCACGACGTCCCACCCCGTTCACTGCCCTCTGTTTTGAAGGAACGTAGACCATGCCAGTAACCCTGCTCGATGTGGCGAAGGCCACCGGCTCCGATGGGATCGCCGGACTCGTTGAGGAAGTCGTTCCGGCCGTCCCGGAGATCGGGTTGATTCCCACGAAGCCCCACAAGGGAACGCTCTACACGGCCAGTATTCGCACGGGGATTCCCAAGGGGGGCTTTCGCGCGGCCAACCAAGGCACCGTCGTGGTCAACTCGCAGTTTGAGCAGAAGCAGTTCGCCTGCCACATCGTGAATCCCGTGTGGATCTGCGACAAGGCCGTTGCCGATGCCCACATGGATGGGGCCGACGCCTTCATCGCCGCCGAGGCCTACGCGCTGACGCTGGGCGCATTCATGGGTGTTGCCAGCCAGATTTACTATGGCACTGGCAACGATGCGGTGGGCTTCCCGGGCCTGCAAGCACTTTACGACGCGGCCAACATGACCATCGACGCCGGGGGCACCACGGCCAACACGGGCAGCTCGGTCTGGTTCCTGAAGCTCGGTCCCATGGGCGTGCAGCTGGGAATGGGCAACGACAGCCAGCTCAGCATCTCTGACGTGAAGACCATCGTCACGACGGATGCTCAAGGCCGGTTCTACAGCGCCTACCATCAGGAGTTGCAAGCCTGGGTCGGTTTGCACCACGCGAGTAAGAACTCCAGCCTGCGAATCCGCAACCTCACCGAGGACGCAGGAAAGGGGCTGACCGATGCGTGGTTGGGCAAGGCTCTGGCCCGGTTCCCGGTCGGATTCCAGCCGGATGTGATCCTGATGTCCCGTCGCTCTCGAGAGCAGCTGCGGGCCAGCCGCACCGCGACCACGGTGACCGGTGCGGAAGCCCCGCTCCCGGACAGCTTCCAAGGCATCCCCATTGTCGCCACTGATTCGATCCTGAACACCGAATCGCTGACGTAACCAACGCCTTCGCACAGGCGGCTTACCGCCACGAGCTGGCCGGCGCCAGCAACCCGAGTCAAATCCCCTTTCCAAGGATCGAATCATGCCCCAAACCGCACGTGATGCGGCGCTGGAAGTCTCCCGGGCGCTCCCGAACGGTGCCGCCACGGTGACTAGCACGGCGTTGCAGGCGAAGAACGACGTGGCAAAGGACTTTGCCGCGGACACTGAACTCGAAATCTCCGCACCGGCGGTGACGACGGGGATGCTGGGCGATGCCGCGACGCTCAAGTACTCGGTCGTGGAGGGAAACGCGGCCGACCTGTCGGACGCGACTGTCCTCGCGGCCGATGTGCTCGTCCAGACTGGTGCCGCTGGCGCGGGGGCCGCGGCCGCGACGAAGCGGTTCCGGTTGCCATCCACCGTCAAGAAGTACGTGGGCTTGCGGGCGGTCAAGTCCGCAGCTGGAGACGCGACGAGCGTCTCGGCCGTTATGCGGTTCCTGTTCTAGGAGCCGACCGTGTTACGCGACCTGATTCGGGGAGCACTCGAAACGCTCCAGTGCTCCGCCGGCGAGAACGCCACTTATGCGCGCGGGAATGCCACTTTCGAGGTTTCCGTGCTCCCCGGTCAGGCCGGATTCACTACCGACCCGCGTCGCGGGCTGGTGGTTCACAGCGACGATCAAGACTGGTTGCTACCTGCCGATGAGTTGATTCTCTCTGGTCAGGTGACGACGCCTCAACGCGGGGACCGCCTCACACTGATCCGCGATGGAGTCACGTGTGTGTACGAAGTGCTGCCAGCCGATGGGCAAACCCATCGGCTCGACCAAACCGGAACGCTGTTGCGGATCCACTCCAAGTTGAAAAGCAGGACGTGACCATGATCGAACACCATCTGACCGTCGCGAACGCTCTGGTCGACCTGATCAATGGACAGGTGTGGACGGTGCCCGCCGTGGCCGTGCGCAGGTACGTCGAGACGCTGGAGACACTGATCCAGGACCAGCTTCGGGTGTTTGTGTTTCCTGGTGAATTTGAGACGGACGCCCTCTCCCGTGAAATCACGAACGAAGAACACGTCACGTGGTTCGTCGTCGCCGTTCGTGTCTCCGACTATGAACCCGGCACCGTGGACCCGTACGTCAACTTTTGTCGCGATCTGAGGGAAGCCTTACACGTCGCCAGCCTGCCGGATGCTGATGTGGTCGGTCTGGACACGGACACGATTTACGACTTCGACGCGCTCAACCAGCGCAACCAGTTCATTCAGGTGTTCGGCCTCAAGTGGAGGTACGACGCATGAGCAAGTCGGCCATCAAACGCATGTTCTTTGACCGTCAGGCCGTGATCGACGCGGTGGGGGCGGCCGAAGCGAAAGTGTTTGCCAAAGGCGGGGCGTTCGTCCGGCGTCGAGCGCGATCGTCCCTGCGGCGATCGAGTCGGACCAGCCGACCGGGCGAACCACCGAAGGGGAAAACCGGAAAGCTCCGCGACTACGTGTTCTTTTCCTTCGACCCGGCTCGCCGCACCGTCCTCGTCGGCCCGGCTCGCATTGTCACGAGGAATAACGGTCGGGATGGTCGGCCCGTGGCCGGGACGGAACCCGAAGTGCTGGAAACCGGTGGCCAGGTGACCCTCCTGGAAGTCCTGAAGGGGGGGAAGTGGCTGCGGCCGACTCGCCGTGACCGCACGCAGCTCTCCCGCCTGCCGACGAGGTATCGCAAAGTCGACATCGCCGCGCGGCCGTTCATGCGACCGGCCCTCGAAGCGGAAGCCGCTCGTTTTCCTGAACTGTTTCGTAACGCCGTTCGCGGATGAACATGACCCGCAACCGTACCACCGACGTCGTCCGACTGTCCCTCGCGGACTGGGTCGCGGCCGTGCTGCTCGTGACAACGCTGGTCGGCGCGGCGTGGCGGTTCACGCTCGACCTGTCGGCCGACATCCATTCCGTGAAGGCTCAACTGCAGGCGTTCGATCAACGGCTCGATCGACTCGAAGGGCGAAGGTAACCATGGCCAGATATCACGACGTCCGTGATGAGATTCGCGACGGGGATTTGATCCTCGTCCGCGGACGCTCGTGGCTGGCCTGGCTGATCCGGCTGCGGACCAGCTCGCCCTTCGCCCATTGCGGACTGGCGATGTGGGTGGCTGTCGGCGGCGAACGGCGACTGTGCGTGTTCGAGGCAATGGAAGGGATCGGCGTGCAGCTGATTCCGCTGTCGACCGTGCTCGCTCGCGACGGTGCATTTTCGTGGTACGGCACCTGGTCGGACATCACCACGACGGGGACCAGCGATTCGCACGGCTGCCGGGTGCAAAAGATCGACCACAAGCAGATCGTCGCATTCGCCCTGCAGCACTGGGGAAAGCGGTATGCCTCGCCGTGGCAGTTCGTGCGCTCGTTTTCGTGCCTGATTCGCCGCTGTGCCGACTGGATGGGCTTTCCGATCGACACCGATCCCGAGCGGTTCTACTGCGCCGAGTATGTCATCGGCGGGATGACCAGGGCGGGTTGGTGGAGTTCGCAATACCTCGATCCGGCCGAAACGACGCCGGGCGACGTCGCCCGGATGGCCTGCTTTTATCCGAAGGGAGAGGTGACCTCGTGAAAGGTTTGTTACTGACTCGTTCCGCCCGTGACGTCGCTCTTGTGGCAGCGTTGGCACTCTGGTCGGTGTTGCTCGCGTGTCTCTCCACAGAGACGGCCAGCGCTCAGACGCCGGACATTGTGACACCCGAGACCTCGGCCGGACTGGCACGCGGGAGCGTCCGCATCCGGCAGAAAAAGTGCATGGGCAACTACTGCACGGTTGGTAGCTGGTCAGGCACCGTGGTCAACAGTCTGACCGATGGTCGCTTGGTCGTCCTAACGTGTGCTCACGGGTTCGACGCGAACCAACCAGCCGAAATCGAGACCGCTCGAACGGCTTGGCAACCCGCGCAGTGGATCCGCCTGGAACCCCGTGCCGACCTGGGCTTGTTGGCAGTCGCATCTCCACCTGGTGGGTTACCCCGGATTCCGATCGCGCCCGAAATGCCGACTGCCGAAATGTCCTTCGTGACCCGCGCCTACCCGAACGGCGTTGAGTACCGCGAAAGCCCCACGATTATTACCGAAGTCGGTGAATTTCACTGGCGGACCGACCGGCGCTTCATCCAAGGCGAGTCGGGCGGCGGATTGATCGGTCCTGCGGGGCTGGTCGGCGTCATTCGCGCTACGGAGACCGAACAGGACAACGTGCCTCCGGAGAAGTCGTTTCGGGGAATGGTGGTCGGCCTGCCCACGATTCATCGGTTCCTCGAAGTGTCGTTTCCGGGAACGCCACAACAAACGGGGAAACGACCCGCCGAACGGTTTCAACCATTTCAACAGAGTGCACCTCCGGCCGGTGCGCTGGCTGCCGCCCCGTTGCCTCCCGGACCTCAGGCCAAAGCGGCCGATAAACCGGCCGACGTCGTCGTCGAGAAACCCGCGACCGTCGATTGGTCACTGGTGCAGCTCGTCGTCCTCGTCCCGCGACAACCGTGGCTCGACAGTGTGGACGGTGTGCTCCGCTGGCTACAGGGCGTCACGGTCGCCGAAGACGGCCCCGGCCAGAACGTCCGACGCTGGATTAACGACGAGACAGGGGCCAAGGTCGATGTCCGCTTGGTGTTC